AACGTTTTACTGCAGCTTTTATTATAATCGTCTGGATCGTAAACTTCAGGATTGCCATGCCAGTAATCACCTAAGAACTCATATACTGTATTAGTCTCAGGGTCACCCATCAACTCTATAGTTCACTATCGGATACTGCCGCTCTGTAATACCTAAAGAATCTAACCACTCTTTTTCTTTTAAGGATTCTTTATGTCTTCTAGGTTTAATACTTAATTCTTCAAAAGCTTTACCTATACTACGTACAGATTTATAACCCAGTGATTTAGCTATCTCTCTTAAAGTTTTAGTTTTATTCTGCTGCAATAACCAATCTTTACTCTGTAGCTTAGGGAACCCCTCGTTACGTATAACCCACTTCTGGGGAGTATTGGGTTTAATACTTGCAGCTTCTAAAGCCTCATTCCATGTTCCAAATCTATTACAGTAAGTTCTAACAGAATACTTTTTTGCATCTAGTGCAGTAGGGCTTTTACCCAGTTTTTTATGTAATTCTTTTATATACTGTATTAAATCCTCTGTACTAACTTTATTAGAAGGGGAGGTACGTTCCCTAACCTTTTCCTTATCTAGTCCTGAAGCTTTTATCGCGTTACTCCAGCTTCCAAATCTTGTACAGTAAGTATTTTTACCTTTTAAGTATTCAATACTTACACAGTCTCTTTGAACAGGTCTGTACCCAAACTCTTTAAAAAACTTCTGTAGGCTCTCTATTAGCTCTTGGTCAGTATACTTCATTGAGTGTCTTCCCACTTTGTAATTATATTGTAGCCTAAAGACTTAATATGTTCTAGTCTTTTATTAGTTTCATCAAATAACTGTCCAAACGTTTTACTGCAGCTTTTGTTATATTCGTCTGGATCGTAAACTTCAGGATTACCGTGCCAGTAATCCCCTAAGAACTCGTATACTGTATTAGTCTCAGGATCGTATCCATCAACTCTGTAGTTCTCTATGGGATACTGTCGTTCTGTAATACCTAAAGAATCTAACCACTCTTTTTCTTTTAAAGAACCAGTGTGATACTTAGTTGTTATTCCCAGTTCACTAAACCTTCCAGACATTTTATGTTTATTATAACCTAAATCATTACTTATCTCATATTGAGTTTTAGTTTCATTCTGTTGGAGTAACCATTCTTTATTATAAGATAAAGCTAGGTTTTCTTCCGTAATATGTGATTGATTACAATTAGGTTTTAGACCTGCTTTTATAAGAGCATTATCCCAAGAACCAAAGCGTCTTTCGTATACCCCTCTGCCTGGTAGGCCTTTTATACCTGCTAAGTCGCGTCTTCTAGGGGTTCTATTTAATTCTTCTTTTAATGTTTTGAGTTTACTTATTAAAAATTCATCAGACTTATGAGAGTAGTTTACGCTATTCCGTAATATAGATAAACCAGCCTTTTTTAGAGCATTATTCCAGGTACCAAATCTTTTACTATACAATTTACTACTAGGAGTTAATCCATCTAGATCCATATCCCTGCTGCTAGGTATTCTACCTAAATACTCCTTAAATATTATTAAGTCTTCTATTAGATATTGGTCTGTATATTCCATTTACTCTCCTGTAAATTAAAAGCCCCAATTAAGGGGCTCTCGTTATATCTTAAAGTAGTTCTGAAACTTCCTCTGCCACTTCATCAGGTACATCAGAAGAACTATTATCTAGTACACGACTTTCAATAAATTCTTTTTGCTGATCTGAAGAAGACCTAGGAATTACGCTATCAATATCTTGAAGGTCTTTAATAGCTTCTCTTTCTACCTCTGTAAGTTCTCTATTTTTACACTTCAAAACTTGAAGTGTATATTCTACGTTAAAAGGTAATGGTCCCGTCTTTTGTTTCTTAAAAGCTAAGTCCCAGCCAGTGTCTGGGTCAGTTGGATCACCTAAATCCTCCGCTGCTATCATAATAGCTTCGAATAGTTTTTTCTTTAGGTTAAGTACTTTAACCTTACCGTCATCAGGGTCTATACATTGTGCAGCATATGCCCAAGAGCATTTCATATCAGGATGATAATGACGTACCCAATCCTTTTCAATATTTGTAAATTGCTCTTTATCTCTATCAAATCCTACGCATTCCATAGGAACGCGTTTGCCATCTGCTGTAGTTACCCAATATACGTAACGGGGGAGAATATTGCCTATCATACGAACAACGTTGTTGCCCTCTTTGTAAGTATATGCCTCAGCAGAGCTTTTCTTAGCTTTACCACTAATATTTCCAAATTTAATTGCCATTTTATCTTATTTCCTCTAAAGTAAATTGTATTATATCGTTTTTATCTATTTCTAACAATGGATTGTCTTCTATAGCTTGTCGATCTAGGTTAGTAAATCTAAATGGTAAAGTTGTACTTTTATACCATTTATAATCTAAATAATTTCTTAAACTCGCCAAACCTATATATTCAGCCATTTGTTTAAGTGTTGCATGTTTATCGTTTTTAAATATATCTCTTGGATTTAGTAAATATGAATCTCCTTTTATGTCTTGGGTTAGTAAATTAAACTTTCGTTTATTTCTTCTATGTTTAGGGACAGTAATTCTGTAAGTATTAGCATACATAATTCGTATAATGTCTTGCACACTGCCCTTACTTAATTTTAACACTTTCTTCCAGTTGTAAAATATCATTTTCCCACTTTGTAATTATATTATAACCTAAAGACTTGATATGTTCTAGTCTTATGTTAGTTTCATCAAATAACTGTCCAAACGTTTTACTACAACTTTTGTTATATTCGTCTGGATCGTAAACTTCAGGATTACCGTGCCAGTAATCACCTAAGAACTCGTACACTGTATTAGTCTCAGGATCGTATCCATCAACTCTATAATTCACTATCGGATACTGCCGCTCTGTAATACCTAAAGAATCTAACCACTCTTTTTCTTTTAGTGATTCTTTATGTAGTACGGGTTTAATATCTAGTTCCTTGAACCTCTTATTTAAGTTATCTAAAGATTTGAAACCTAGCTCTTTATTAATATCCCTAATTGTTTTAGTTTTATTCTCTTTCTGTAACCACTCTTTATTGTACGATAGAGCGAGACTTTCTTTATCTATATGTGAGGCTCTTGTATTTACTAAAAGGTCGGCTTTTTCGCACGCCTGTCCGTAAGAACCAAAATGTTTAGTATACGTTGTAGCCGAAGGCATTTCTTTATTATTTTGAACCTCTGTCTTTGTAGGAGTTCGTCCTATTACTTTAGAGTAAGCAACTAAAAGCTCTAATAGTTCTTCTTTAGATCTAACTATATTAGTATGGTTAGCTAAAGTTAAACCAGCTGCTTTTAATGCAAGGTTCCAAGAGCCGAAGTATCTAATAAATGTATTTAAGCTAGGCATTAAATCATCTAGTTCCTGACACTTGGGGGTTCTTCCTAAGTACTCTGCAAAATACTGTAATTCCTTTATTAATGTATTTCTTTTATAAGTTTTCATAATGTATATTATACTATAAAATAACCTTTCTGTCAAGAAGTATTTTTAAGCAGCTATTGTGCTTATATCATAACCCTCTCTTATGTATACGCCCATTCTAGCTTTTGCTTGTCGAGCTGCCGTATTGCCTTTAAAATTAATATCTACAATTAAAGGTTGTTGTTTCTCTTCTAACTTCCTAATAACTCTACCAATAATTTGTACTAACAAAGGTTCATTATTGATAGGAGAGCCCAGAATAAGACAAGATAACTCGTTAAGTGAAATACCTTCGCTAAATATATTCTGAGACCCATAAAGGATATCTGCCTCATCATTTTTGATTTTCTGTAGTTGTACTTGCCTTTCCCCATCCGCTAGTTCTCCTGTAACACATACTGCATTATTTCCCGTTAGGCTGGCGCAGCGTTTTAAAAATTGGACTCTATCACTTATAACTAAAACCTTATGACCTTTTGCGGCATAGGTACTAGCTAGCATAGCTACCATGTGTTGATACTTTTCATCATATGCAACAGCATTAACCCTTTTAGCCCAAGGTATCTTGTTGCTGTCTGGGAATCTAATATCTGATTTGATGACTTGAACTCTAGGAGTCATTACATTCTCTTTTGGAGGCACATATCTATTAAAACCAAAGTAATCATTAAAGATTACGTGCTTACCATCTTTCCTTTTTAGAGTACCACTTAATCCTATCTTATATCTTGCACACGACTTATCTACTATATTTGAAAAGGTGGGAGCAGAGGTGTGGTGACACTCGTCCAGTACTAATAAACCAAACGTTTCCCTTAGCTCTGCGACATACTTTTTTAAACTTTGAACATTTGCTATTACAATTTTGGGTTTGATATCGAATTTGCCGCTCCCAATAATTCCTGGTTGAAAACCAAAGCATTTCTTTACCTCACTAACCCACTGATTGCGAAGTGGCAAAGTGTGGACAACAATAAGTGTTTTCTGTTGCAATTTTTCTGCAATGGCCAATGCTATAAAGGTTTTTCCCCACCCAGGGAGAGCATTAATCATTGCGTTATCAGTTATGTCATTATGAATTGCAGCTTGGCTATCCCTCAAGTCAAATTTGAACTTTGGAAAAATTTCTGGAACTAAAGTCCTCTTATCAATGATTTCAGCTCCTTCAGGTATTAAATCTATTCTGCCTGAAGGTACACTAACTAGTTTACTACTAATACGAGCCATATTTTTTATAACCGTTGGAGGATCCATAGGGTTATAATTAGGAATTAAATATGTAAGTTCCTTATCTATTAGTTCCTGTCGTTTAGCGTCAGCAGGTATATAAATTCTATTAGATATAACCACTTTATTCATATCATTCTCCTAGTGTCTTTTAGTCTTGTATTAGTCATTTCATATAGTAAGTAACCTCTACCCACCTTTAGTACTCCAGCGTATACCGCCTCTAAGTTTAATTTACCCTTTACTTCAAAAGGGCTACTAACATCTTTTACACCAAATATAGTGGAATTACTAGTATACTTTCGCCAAATAACCTCTCTATAAATTAGTGGGTAATAATTACTTTTCTTGTACTTAAATATAATACCATCATAAGCAATAAAGTCTCTAGAACCTGAGAGAATTAGGTCTTTAAAAGTCCAAATATTCTTTTTTAGAGGGTAGAGTTTGTAGTCCTCTAGTTCCTTAGCTATAAGCCTTCTTTTAGTAAAGGGCAGACTTTTGTCTTCTAAGTCCAACCTTCTAGTCCCTCTACTATCCGTAATTAGGCCTTTACTAATACTCTCGTGGGTTCTTAGAGGCCAGACGGGCCAGTGAATATCAAATAAACTCAGGGTATTGCTTTTCAAACTTTCCGAAGGCATAATCATCTCCAATGTCTAAGTCAACACCGACTGGCTGACCTGGGATAGAGCAACCTCGATCCTTTTGTGTTAATTCCGCCATTTTCTTAGATACTATTTCCACGTCCTCTTCTTTAACTTCAAGCACTAATGAATCATGTACGAGGGCAATAATTTTAGCATCTTTACCACTGTCTTTTATCCACTGGTTGAGCTCGATGCCTGCCAGTAAATTAATATCAGAAGCAACAGACTGAATAAGGAAGTTAATACCACTGCGTACTTCATGTGATGCAATTCCCTTATCATTACTAAAAACATTAGGAAGACGACGCTTACGTCCAAATATACTATATATGTATCCATATCCTTCAATCTCTTCTTTAGACTTATTTAGCCATGTTTTTAATTTAGAAAACGTTTCAAAGTATTTAGCAATTGTATCCTTAGCATCTTGAACTGTGAAAGGTTTCCCACTATCCTTACTAACTGTCTCTGATACCTTAGCAGGCCCTGAACCATACATACATGTTATTCCCCAGTTTCCTGAGGCACGGACTATACCTTCATCTAATCTTTCTATTCCCTGTTACAACGATTTCTCTGTACAAAAGATACTTTCTGTCTAGATATATGCTGCTATCAGCGTATAAATAGTCTAGTAATCTTATAGAGGCATTCGTATTATATTTTATAATTTTAACACTAGGCTTTTGTTGTATCGTACCTGTAATACCTAAGGTACTGGTTAGCCTACTATAAACAGATTCTATAAGAGAGTTACTACCAGTTATTGTAGTATATAAGGTAGCAGTAATAGAAGCTCTATTACTGAAACTTTCGCAAATACACCCATCTCCATCAAAGTAACCTCTAAGAAAATGCTTAAACCATTTCTCAGGTATATTAGGTAACTTGTATGTTAAAGATTTATTTGGTGTTATATTAAAGTTACCTATTAAATCTTCACGGATCTGAGAGTTCTTAAACCCTATCTCACTTCTATAATATTTATCTGTATTAGAACTAATTGTATGAGAGGACTGTACAAATTGCTTAAACTTTTTCAAATGAGAGGTGTCATCATAGTGTAACATTATTTTTAGCACACCACCCGTCATACAGCCATCTGCAGCTATAAACCCTGCCCAATAACAGCTATCTTCGGAGTAGTTTAAAAAAGCCTGCTCATTATTAATGACCCGTTTTTTTGTTCCCCACCCATTCTTCGCAATTACTTTTTTCAGTTTCCATTCTGGAATCTCAAAAACCTCTGCAATCTTAGCCCTAGTATTCCCCTGTTTTTTAAGTTTATAATACGTTTCGCTTGTAACTTCTTTCATTAGATGCCCACCTTTTATAAGTTATTTTAAGTACCAAAATCTACATTTAGAAGATAATTATACTAAAATTTAACGAAAATGTCAAGTGTTAAATTTCTAACCTATCCCAGTCCATTTCTGTTCTAGAAATGCTGTGAGTCTCTGAACCATTTGAATCTTTCCCAAGAAACGCTGGCTGCTGATTGCCTTATTCAATAGTAGAACTTAGGTTTCCAGTCAATTGAGTGGGTTTATTACCTATTAATTGCTTAATAGGAGGACTATTTAGTTAATCCCAAATGTAATGGCTTTTGCAGCCTGTCTCTGTGTAGGGGCTTTTTCTTTAATATCATCCACTTCCTGAGGTAGCTGAAATACCATTTTAGCTACTGTAGAGTGTAAATCACCACCACTTTTAAATACGTTTTGTAGGTTTTTATCCCCACTAAGAATAGCCGCTACATAAACTTCAGCAGTAGCTAAATCTTGCTGTAAAATCTTATAACCAGGTCTTGCTTTAATACATCCTTTCACCGCTGCGTTATCTCTAGGTAGCTGCTGCATATTGAGCTTTCCACTACTAGATAGTCTACCTGAGGTAGTAGACGTAAGATTAAAGTAAGTTCTAAGACACCCGTCTCTGTCTATCTCTGGTATAATCTTATCAAGGTAAGTATTCTTAATTTTAGACTTCTGTCGGATATTAAGGATAACTCCAGGAATGGGGTGTTCTTCCGCTAATTGTTTTAAGACTTCTGCATCCGTTGAAGCAGCACCTGTACCTGTAAGCTTTCCTGTAGGAGTAAGACCTACATAATCAAAGAGTAAAATTCTAAGTTGTTGTGTACTATTTGGGTTGAATACCTTTTCTTGATCCTCTTCAAATTTATGAACTTCGTGGTACTCGTAAAGTTTCTCTTTAGCCTCCCGAACTTCGTGTTCCATAAGCTTCTGGACTTTAAGAAGTCTCTCTTTATCAAAAGGAACTCCATTTTCTTGAACATCCTTTAGGAATAACATCCCAGGAACTAACAGCTCTTTATATACTTTAGTAAGTTGGACACTCTTTACAATTTTCTTACTAAACATTTTGTACAGATCATAGGTTACGGCAGTATCAATAGCTGCATACTCATACATAATATCAAAAGGTATAAGATCATATGTGAAAGCACCTTTTAAAATTTTATGCTCTTTACAGTATTGAGTTTTAAAGTCGTCCAGAGCCTTATCATAGTCTCCGTAATCTGTGTATTTCATTGCCAGAGACTTTAGACCNTGAGTTCCTTGTGTTTCATCCAATACGTAATGCATAAGCATTGTATCAGATACTTTAGGGAACTTAAAACTAAAGTGGTATTCCAACATAGCTATATCAAATTTTGCATTATGGAATACTACTAGTCTAGTGGAGAACAAATCTTGCAGAAGTCGTTCCGTATACTCTCCAATACATTCAGTGGATATGTAGACACCTTGTGCACTTTTATGTGTAAGGCTAATACCCAATACATAACCGTCTCGTGGGTATAAAGACGTTGTTTCTGTATCGCACGCCACAAACTTAATCGTTTCATCCCTAAGAATTTCTTCCAGATACTCATTAGCTCTTTCCTCTTCTGTAATTCCTTCAAACTCTCCAGTAACTGTAGGAGGTTTTTCACCTGCTATATATCCATTTAACTTCCCTAAAGCCCTATCAAATAGCGGTTTAGCATCTGGCTTAAAACTGAGCATAGCAGGGTTAATCATGGGAATAAATTTACTATCAATCAAATGACCTGCGAACTCTGTTACTGAACTAACTCCTGCAATAAATTTTGAGGCTTCGGAACCAATTAAGATTACATACTCATAAGCATCTGAGTCAAAATTTAAATCTACATCCTTTTTTAATAGTTTTTTAACTTTAGTAGATGATAAATGGTAGTTATCATACTCAAAGTTAAAGTATTTACTATAATTAAACCCATTAGGGGCTTTATCAATTACTGCTACTGCTGCCATATAAATTCTCCTTGATATGTTTTATGTCTTCTAAAGACAGGTCTCCAGGGTCTAAACCCTCTGGTAACTCTAAAACGGTTTCTTCACTGATGATAAATTTCTCTTGTAATAGTCTTTTGGCGTTCTTAGAGGCTTTTCTACCTGCGTCGTCTCCATCAAACATTGTATATATTGTGTGTACACCTTGTAATCTTAAATTTTCAATCTTATCTAATTGTATATTATTAGCACCTAATATTGCTACAGCATTTGATAAACCCTTGTCTATTAAATTTAAAGCATCAAATATACCCTCTACTAAAATAACAGACCCCTCTATAGGGTTTGCTACGGAAGGAAATAAAGGTAAATCTGCTCCAGACGGTTTAATCATATACTTCGGACGGGCATTACTATTAATGTACCTGCCAATAAAAGCTCTTATCTTCCCTGTAATATCAGGTAAAGGAAACACTATCCTTCCCTCGTAATCCTTGTGTGTAAAGGCCTTATATTTTGCTAAAGTTCTTTTATCTATATCTCTGAAATGTCTAGTATAAGGGGCTGCGCCACCAGGGAGAGACAATCCAGTACTATTAGCTTTAATAATAGCAATCTTATCCTTTAGTTGACGTACTCTAAGGTCTTGCCAATTTCTATCTATATTAAAGAACTTAAATACATTACCTTTAAACCCGCAACTAAAACAGTGGAATGTGCCTTCTTGTTGGTCTACGTGCATAGACGGGTTATTATCTTCATGATCGGGGTTTAGACAACTTACCACGTAATCCTGTCCCTTAGGATTAAAAGGGATTTGGTGTTTGTTTAGTAATTCTTCAACATTTACCAAGGTAGATCTCCTTCTTCTTTCTTAGGTTCTTTCTTTCCAACATCTTTCACATCTTTCTCATCCTCTTCCTTAGAGGGTTTAGGTACATTATAGGGGCCAAGCTTCAAGCTATCCCAGTTCATAGTAGAGGTAAACTCTAGTTCTGGGCCACTCCTAACTTTAGTGGAAGTAAATGTAATTGCTGCGTCGTCTTTGCTATGTGCATCAATTAAGAATGCAGAGTCAGGACTATCGAGCAACCCTTTAGCAAACCTTGTAGTACCATTGTCATCAATCTGGTAAGGGCTAATCATAGCTACATCATACTTTCTGGCGAACTCTTTTAACTTTTTACTTGCAAATATCTGGGATTGCCAATCATATAAATCTTTACCAGCCCCTGTTTCAATCTGATTAACATAGTCTACAACTACTAACCCTAGGCTATCCCCAAACTGAGCTTTAGCTTTCTGCAATTGTAGATCAATACTTGTTAAAGATAGGGATCTATCATCTACAATTATTACCTGATTATCTTCTTTTAACTTATGCTCAGTAGTTAGCTTTCTTTCAAAGTCTAAAGGATCTCTTTTATCTAAGAATCTCTCATATACTTTGTCACTATCTTGAAACATACCAGCCCTTAGTTCCGCAAGGCTATTAATCTCATGTTCTTCTAGTCTATTCTTCCTAATATTAGCATAAGAGACTCCCGATAATATACTATTAATACGCTGGAAGGTTTCCAACGCGGTCATTTCAATAGTAAAGTATATCGCAGTTTTTCCCATAGCGTACTGGTTAGCTACCATATTTGCACATACCAAGGACTTCCCTGAACCTCTTTTACCTCCTAGTAGAATAAGCTCTTCTCTATAAGCGCCACCTACCTTACTATCATAATCGTTACTAATCCCTAAAGGAATACAGGAATGTTCATCTGTACCCTCTTCTTGGAATATCATAAGGTTACTCATATCAGCAACGGTTTCATCTGTATGAGTCTTTTCATCTAGTTTTAATACTATCTCTGATAAGCCTTCTTTAACCTCTAAGGTATCTTTGATAGTAATATCATCAACATATTTATCTATTAATTTTAATGCCTCATTTTGAGTATATTGATCCGTTAAAGCATCAATCGCTAAATCTAATTCTACTTCTGGAATCTCAAGAAGTTTTATGGCTGTTAAATCTTTTTCAGTTTTTAAATCTCTAGTAACTAACTCTAAATCTTCAAAGGAAGGGATATAGTTTTTATCGTTATAAAATCTATTGATACTGGTATAAAGAGAACTATAGGACTCATCAAAAAACTCGCTTTTAACTCGTGCCCAACCATCTAAACTTTGATCCTCCAATAGCATATGTAATACTATTGCACCTATATCCATTATTCCGCCTTATATTCATTATCTGTGATTACTTCATCCAATTCCTTAGTTAACTTCTCTATCGTCAGAGACCTTAGTTTACTTAGCTTTTTTAAGTATAAAGGTCCTTCATCAAACAACAGATTTAATTGCTCGTCTGTAATTATTTGCTGAATAGCAAAGTATATAGTATCCCAAGGATCTGCAGTACTGGGATAAGCTTTTACTTCCGAAAAATCTCCCAACATATCTTTAGTTCTTCTGATAGCTTCGGCAGCTGTGAATGAATCCACATCTGCGAATTTGGCGATAATTTTCATAAACCCTCCTTCATACATAAAAAAAGGGAATAACAGATGGAACTGCTACTCCCTTAATAACTATTTAATTATACTAAGCTGCTGCGTTCTTAGCGGCTTTCTTAGCACCGTCGTAGTTAGAACATACTAGGGCTCTTCGAGTGAGCATTGTTTTAACACCTCGAGCAGTCTTATCAATAGTATCTGCAATCTGTTCTACAGTCATTGCCGAAATATCACCTAACTCTGTTAGAGCATCAATCTGTGCCTTAGCACGAGACTCTTTCTGTTTAGGGATAGAATTAATATCACCACTACGTAAGAATGATAAAGCCTTTCCACGAACAGAGTTAATGCTCTTACCTAGTGCATCAGCAATATCCTCTACAAAAGAACCACTAGATACCATATCTAAGAAAGTTGTTTCCTCTGCAGGAGTGTACGTGCGAACAACTTCAACCTTTTCAGCAGGTTTAACATGTCCCGTTAGCTCCATAGAGAGGATTTTACCCTGAACCTGTTTAGCTGTGAAGTTACTATCTTCCCAGTTATTAGCGATGTCTGTATACGTCATAGAACCACTATTAGACTCTACAAAAGTACGTAAAGAAGCCTCTTGTTCATCAGAGAATGCTTTCTTATGTGCTGTAGAAGCAAGTTCTACGTCATAGCCCATCTTGCGAAGTTTAGAACTAATGGAACGAGTAGTCGTCTCAAGTTCTAGAGCAGTAGATGCTACTGTATCTTGTGAAATTGTATCCATCCCCTCTACTATTGCTGTTAGAATACGTGTGCGGTCTTCAGTCCACTTTGGAGTATTAGCCATTTATATTTTCCTTTTTAAAAATTTCTTTAATTGTTATGATTGAAATACCAAGACTCTCTGCCTTAGTACGTTTACTTGATTGCTTATCTTCTTCATCTACTAGATAATCTGTTTTCTTAGTTACTGAAGAGGCTACCTTAAAACCAAAAGACTCCAAGTACTCCCCTGCTAAGGATCTATTCTTGAAGTCATTCAGTTTACCTGTAATACACACTGTTTTACCAATATCTTGTATTACATCTACTACTTCTGCCTTAAAATCAAAAGGCAGATACTCTAAATCACCGTAAAATTCAGTTTCCAGCCAATTATTTAAATTAGCACACGCTTTAGGTCCTAAACCCGCTTCCATACATTTATTTGGGGTTATATCGTGTATATCCGATATCACTTTTACTAGTTTTTTGGAAGCCGTATTACCTATAAGGGGAATCGAAAAGGCAGGAATTAGAAGTATTAAGTCAGATTTTTTACTTAATTCAATCTGACTAGATAACTTTTCTCCCATCTTTTCACCAAGTATACTGATGATTTCTGCTTGGGAAATACTATATATTTCCGTAGGGGAACTGAGGGAAAGTTTTTCAATAGTTTTAGGCCCTAGCCCTTTTATTTTTAGCGTTTTAGCAAAATGCTCAACTTTCTTACTTGAGGTAGCTTCGCAATCGGGGTTGCTGCAGAATAGCTGATCTTTTACTAATCCTAATTTTGACCCACAACTGGGACATCGGGTGGGTGGTACTATTGTTTGAAATTTCATTTCGTTTTTCTCTCAATTTCTAATGTATATTATACTAAAATCTAACCTGATTGTCAAGAGTTATTTTTTGATATGTTAACGGACTCTACTAACAACACAAGGAATAATCTTGCCAGCTCTAATAACCTCAACTTGACAACCTATCTCTAAATTTAAACTTTTGATATAAGCCATGTTGTTTAAGGTTGCTCTTGTAATCCTCGCATCCTCAATTTTAATAGGGTCTAAAATGGCTACGGGGGTTACCTTTCCTGATTTACCAACTTGCCAAACTACGTCCAATAAGGTAGTTTCCACACCTCTTTCCCTAGTTTTGAGTGCATAAGCTCCTCGAGGGTGGTGAGCAGTATATCCTAACTTATTAAAGTAAGAGTTACTATCAACTCTGAAAACCTTTCCATCTTTAGGAAACTTATCCCAACTACTGTCAATAACAGTATTAAACCCCAACTCCTTAAGATACTGCATATCCTGGGTATAGCTTTTAGACTCGTAATTAGCCCCTCGTATACTATATGCAATGAAAGTTAATTCTCTACTCGAAAACTCCTTAATAGACTTAAGATTTAGAGCACCTGCCGCATAGTTTCTGGCATTGGGAATACTTTTATCCGCTACTAATTCCCCCGTAACTTGGATAATCTCGTCATTATTAGCTCCCATACTTTGAGGCACAATGTTACTAAAGATAAACTTATCTGTTACATCTACGCCCTCCTCCCCATTGCCTCTAGTTAGTACCCCTTTAAGTGAACCATTCTGGTACTCAAGAGCAATAGCAGCACCATCAAGTTTAGGAGTTTCAGTAGTTTTCTCACTATATTCAGGAGGTGAATCCTCCCCTAGAAAAACTTTCTGCAAGGAGTACAAAGGGTACGTGTGCTTTCGTTTAGCATCAGGATTATAACCCACAGGATTATAACCTACCTCCTCTGCAAGTCTATCAAATTCTTCATCCGATAAAAGAGGTTGACCCTCATAATATGCCTTAGCGGCAGTATCTAGTAGTTCTTTAGTCATATAGGTTCTCAAGGAGTTCGTTAAAATGTGTTTTTATAGCGTCCTTACTTTCAGCCTTAGATAGAAGCTGAATAAGTGCTTCAAATAGATTAGATAAACTATTAATTTCAAAAGGAATACAAGCTCCCTCTTTAGTAGGTTGGTATTCTCCCTCAAAATCTAAGTAGTACTTTCTTAGGTGGAGGTACTCGATCTCTCGGAATCTGGACACTACCAGTCTCCACTGTATCTCTTTATGTTCTTGCTCTAAGATTATTTTCTCAAATACGTCATCTTCTGGATTTGTCATTATGTTTCCCACTTTGTAATTATATTATAACCTAAAGACTTAATCCGCTCCAGCCTCTCTCTAGTTTCATCAAATAACTGTCCAAACGTTTTACCTACTTTCTCATTGTAGTCGTCTGGATCGTAAACTTCAGGATTACCATGCCAGTAATCACCTAAGAACTCATATACTGTATTAGTATCAGGATTGTATCCATCGACTTTATAGTTCGCTATCGGATACTGCCGTTCTGTAATACCTAAAGAATCTAACCACTCTTTTTCTTTTAGGGACTCTTTATGTATTACGGGTTTAATGCCTAGTTCTTTAAACCTACCAGACATTGCATGCTTGTTAAAACCTAGTTCACTACTTATTTCGTACAGAGTTTTAGTTTGATTTTGTTCTTTTAACCACTCTTTATTATAAGATAGGGCTAGATTCTCTTCCGTAATATGTGATTGACTACAGTTAGGTTTTAAACCTGCTTTAATTATTGCGTTATTCCAAGAACCAAAACGATCTTTGTAAGTTGTGACACTAGATAAATTCTCCTTTCGAGCATCCAAAGCTGTAGGAACTCTACCCAGCCTTTTTGTTAGACTCTTTAAATTGTTAAGTAGGTCTTCGTCTGTAATATAGTTTAGAGGCAGTTTCGCAGCTTTTAAAGCGTTATTCCAACAACCAAAATGGTTTCTATAGGCTTTAACACTAGGCATATAGGCTTCACTATCTACCTCTCTTATAGAGGGTGTTCTCCCCAACTTCTCGGAAAAAGTTTTTAGTAACTTGAGTAACCCTTGATCCGTAAGTTTATTAGTTTTTAAATTTGCACGCTTTAAAGCCTCCTCCCAGCTATTAAATCTAAGGGAGTATACTGCAGCAGAAGGTAACAAAGTATCTTTTGATACCTCTAACATTGTAGGGGTTTTACCTAGGTATACTGCAAAGTATTGCAACTCTTCAATTAAATGCTCTTCAGTATACATTAGGTTTCCCACTTTGTAATTATATTATAGCCTAAGGATTCGATGTATTCTAATCTTTTATTAGTTTCATCAAATAACTGTCCAAACGTTTTACCTACTTTCTCGTTGTAGTCGTCTGGATCGTAAACTTCAGGATTACCGTGCCAGTAATCACCTAAGAACTCGTATACTGTATTAGTATCAGGATTGTATCCATCGACTTTATAGTTCGCTATCGGATACTGCCGTTCTGTAATACCTAAAGAATCTAACCACTCTTTCTCTTTTAATGATTCTTTATGTAGTATAGGTTTAATATCCAACTCTTTGAACCTGCTGGACATTCTATGTTTATTATAACCTAAATCATTACTTATTTCGTGTAAAGTTTTAGTCTCGTTTTCTTTACTGAGCCATTCTTTATTATAAGATAGAGCTAGGTTTTCTTCCGTAATATGAGATTGATCACAGTTAGGTTTTAAACCTGCCTTAACTATTGCGTTATTCCAAGAACCAAATCGTCTTTTAATTGCGGAAGCTTGTCTCACATCTAGCTCTCTAGGTGTTTTTTGATTCTTAGTATAGTAGTTAGTTAATATACTTAATAACTCTTCATCCCTAAAAAACTCCTTTTTTATACAGAAACCTAAAAGGTTTTTTGTTTTATTCCAAGAACCAAATCTCTTAATATAGGTATTAGCCGAAGGCATTAGGGAGTCTTTTGTAACATCCAGTTTGGTAGGATCTCTACCTAAGTACTCCGCAAAGTACTTTAACTCTTTTATTAACTGGTTATCTGTATACTTCATATATAGTACCTCTAAATAGTAAAACCATTACACACGCTAAAGTATGTAATGGTTTTATTACTCTTATGCGTTCTTTTTATGTGTTTCTTCGATTCTTTAAAATTGTACCTAAAGGCTGTACATTAGTAACTGACTTAATATTAATTTGTCTGAAACTATTAGTGTCCCAACAAAATAACAGGAGACAGTCTTCTTTTACTTTTATATTATTTCTCTTTTCTTTAATGTAGGCACAATTATCTAATTCCATTGTACATACATTATATTTTAACTTCTTTGAGTTTGGACTTCTATAGGTGATAATTCCATCTCCCGATTGTTCCATCTTGCTCAAAAAAAGGTTTTTTAACATTATAATTTTACTCCGAGTTTTTCTAGGTGAGAAAGACTCGCTAATTCATACCAAGGTTGTGCTGCATACTTAGACCTTTTACCTCTAAGTAGTATCCTATATACATTTCCGTGTATAGGATGAACTTGAATTAAACCATCATTATCCCATTTTTTAAACTTGGGATCTTTTGATTTATGTCCTGCAATTGTAGCTGTAGTATTATAACGAGCCGACCATACTATTTCACCAGATCTAAGAATCTCTTTTACAGACTCATCGGGGAGAAGTTCTGGGTGAAAGTAATCCGTTGAAGAAGCACGCTCGGGGACATCATTCTCTTTCAGGATATTTTTTACAAAGGCAGTAGAACGATACATACCTTCCGAGATTTCCGTCATAGGAGCGCCAGTTAGGTACTCCTCTATAACTCTAGAAATCTCGTGAGGTTGTGCTTTTTTGCCACGATTCTTAGCCCGTAGTTTTTTAGTCCGTTCTACATCCTCTTTATGTGTTGTAATAATCTTATTAAGACGAGTAGTATTGTATGATATACATAATATCTTGCAAGCCTCTTTCTTAGTAATAGGTTTATCACTTTCTAATAGACCAACTACACCGCTAATTGTAAATTCATCAAGTTTTTCACCCTGTTTTGTTTTAATCTCACCTTTAGCCATTATAGTCCCCTATTAGAAAGTAATAAAAAAGGACTAGACACTTGCTAGTCCTTTACACAATTAAACGTTTATAGCTTTAATCACATCAGCGAGGTATTTAGCTGCTTTACCAGAAAGCTTATTGATAATATCATCCTCAGCTACCTGACCAACTCCCGTAATTGCGGCTGTTAGCGCATCTTGGCATTCCTGCTTAGATACTCGCTTAGTTCCGCCACTTGCTGAAGAGGTACTTTTTGTTGCTGCTGCTTTCTTAATATATACATCTGCTTTTGTTAGAATCATACGAACCCCATTAGGTGATTCCTCTAACTGTTCCGCGATGTCTTTTACAATCTCCATTGAAGTCTCTGGAGTAGGCTCCGAACCTTCATATAGTGCTACTGCTTCTGCTTTTTTGTCGTCATCCCATGCCATGGTTATTTTATCCTTAGTCTATTGTTAATTGAATTTTTATTTTCTTAATCTTTCGATTTCAGAATGTATATTATACTTAATTTTAAGCTAATTGTCAAGAATTATTTTTCGTTAGTCACCTAATTCTTCTGCTTTAGCTGAATCTGCTTCTTGAAAAGTTTTTATAGCATTAGCCTCTTCGATAGGGTTAGGTAGGTTATTACCTACGACTTCTGCAAAACCTTTATAAGCCATTTCATAGTGCTGTTTAGAGGCTTCAAACTCGTTTAGCTTATTTTGAATAGCTGTTAAATGGTATATAGCTTGTTGAGCCTCGGAGCTAAAGCTCCCAATTTGGTAATTCTTTCCATCAATATTAATTGTTTCTTGTCCTGACATTACTTATACTCCTGTTGTAATTCCTTTGTTAGTTGGTACAAACTGTCTACATGATATTTAATTACTGTAGTATTACTTTGTTTGTCCATTAAAATTTTTAAGTCTTGTACTTCATTAAATAGTGCCGTTATTTTAATCTGGCACTGTTCTTTGGTATGGTAGCTCAATATATCCTCCCAATACGTAAATAATAGTGTTTTGGTGTTAAGGCACACTACCTAATAATCTTAGTCATTTTATCTTTATTAAAGTTTCTAAAATAAGAACCAAATCCTTGCTCACGCAACCAAGTTGTTCTAGCTGCAAAGGCTTTGTCAATATTTGATTGTATTAATAATAAGCCTGCTTCTAGCTCCCCCAATTCTTCATCATTAAATTCTGTGATGTCAATAGTAAAAAAATTATTAGAAGGCTCAGATAGTACAACTGCTTTTCTGTCTGTAACGTCTGTAGGTGTCTTAGTATATTGGAATTGGATATATTTCATTTTTTCTCTCTTTTTTGATTTTCTGAATGTATATTATACTAAAATTTTAACAATTTGTCAAGAATTATTTTTTATAAGTACTTGTAATTTTACCACAGTTGTCAAATTTCCCACAGATTGTTTTAGTGCAGAATTCGGAGATGTAGTACTGCTTAGAATCACATATAATTAGATCCTCTGTTTCATAACTAAAATGAGCACACCCTGCTAAGAATAGGGGTATTCCTAAAATTAATATTTTCATCGCTTCATTGCTCCAGACCCAAAGTAGAATCCAATAATATTCATTATAGCTACGGGCAACCACTCAGGAGTTACGTATCCCTGTAAAGGAACATACTTAGTTACTGTATTAGTAAAGTCAAATATTAGGAACTTCCAACCCTCCGTAACCTGGATAGGTACATTAGTTACTTGACTACTTAAAGGAGCTAGAAATACGATTCCAAGGCCTCCAATAATGGCAATAAGCGCAATGGTCCTACGGATGTAGTTTCCACCAGCTGTGTTATCTCGCTGCGCCGCAAAGTTTCTACTTTTATCTAGGCTAGTATTCCTGGCAATAAGCATCTTCTGCTCTGCAGCTTTATCCGCCATTCGCTGACTAGCTATCTTCATTACCCCACCTAGAACGGTAGCTCCTAACATAGATATAGCTTCAATTGGTAACCCTAACATGTTGCAATTCCTTTATTAAATGGTTTTTTACATTTTAAAAACTTATTTATACTTAGTCGTTTAAGCCTTTGGTACTTTGTCATATAACTAGAACAACTCCTATACTTATAATAGTAATAACTATTACACTTACATAATATATGTAGTTAGCAAACACAGGACTATCGTCCCACACCTCTTTTCGCATATTTTTAGTATCCATAATATCCCCATTATAACATTAATAATTATATAATGCAAGTATTATTTTTCTTATGTCCATACGTAATATTTAATGTAATGTGAATTTTGCTAGTCGGCGCGACCATTAAAAAACCGCCCGAAGGCGGTTAGGATCGTACTTACTTTGTTTATATTCTTTATAACTTGCTAACTAAGTAATTATATAGCTTGGGTAGAGGACACTTCTCTAAATATATATCTAAGTACTTTTTCATTAAAATTGTACTCGCATACCTACAGTAGTTGTGTCATTTTTAACACCTACATCAGTCTCAGACTTCTGATAGTTTACATATGCAGAAGTCTTAGAAGAAAAGTTATGTACACCTTCTAAAGTGTATGTTTCAGATATGTTCTCAACGTCTTGAAAGCCTGCTTTAATATCATTAGTACCGGAACTAATAGTACTTACGGTTGTAACGGTATTAGTCTCTGTACCTGCCGCGTCCTTTTCAATCTCAAACACGCCTCCGATATCTACACCGTTATAAGTAATAGTAGCACCTACTAATTTATTTGTTACATTGGCAGCAGTCTCTGCGTATACTCCACCTAGAGCTACAGGGCCTATATTTAACTTAGCGCCTACCTCATAGGAATCATTCTCTGCGGAAGTAGGGATATTAGAACCCAATATTTTTAAGCCACTTATATTGACGGAACCTATTATAGAATTATCAATATCTGCTGAGTTGTTTACATCAAAGCCTGGTCCTTCGAAAATGTCAATAGTGTTATTTCCTAAGTCTCCCTGAACGGAGCCCTGCTTACCCACACTAATAGCGGCTATACTATTAGCCAGACCTATAAATGTTTTTCGTTCTGTAGCCGTAGAGCTTAGATCCATGGATATCTCACCTTGTGCGTATAAACCATTACCTAGATCTTCGTAAATCGAGTAACCTAAGTAAGTATCTTCAGATGATATAGCCTCAGTTCCATTATCCCACTTCTTTTCTACTGAACCAAATACTTCTGCTTTAACTGGCTCACTACAAGCAGTTAATGTCGTAGCTATGATAGCCATTGCAATAATCGTTTTTTTCATTAATTTCTCCTTTGAAATCTTGATTGTAAATTGATATATTATTATACACTAATATACCTAGAAAGTCAAGAATTTTTTGTAGTAAAAGTGATAATAATGTATCAAAATGATACAGTACCAGTAAATAAAAACCCCTGAAAAACCAGGGGTTCCTATATTAAGGATTATATGTTAGTATAACCCCAAGACCTAACATACCCAGCATTAGTATATACGAGCCATAGTGTAAAAGTATATATTCCATTACCAATAACCATTTTCTTCATTAAAAGTGTCTATACTATCTTTCACATTAGTGTCTATGAGAATTTTAATAGGTTTTTTAAAGGGTGTGCAACTGTCCCAATAACCATTCTCCTCATTAAAAGTACGGACAGACTTATCAATTACAGTAGTACTGTAACTTGTATCTATATAAGAATCACAAGTTGCTAGCGCGCTAAAAGATAACATACTAGCTAAAATAATAGATAAAGTTTTCATAACTATTCCCCTGTGTAGTATGCAGGAGTATTCTTAGTATTTAAGTCTGTTTCTCCATTAAACCTATTATTAGAGGCTGCATCGAGGTCAACTGCCATATTAGAGTGTGCTTTGCCAGAAGCATTAATAGTCATACTAAAGTCTCCAACTGCATTTACATCTCCGTTTGCGGCACCTCGACCACGCCCATCAAAGGTACTATCTAGTAACCCTTTTCCGTATCCTGACTGATTATCGTCTGCTCCAAAGAATGCCGATGCCGAAGTTGCTGCTGCTGCTAAGATTACTGCGATGATTACTTTCTTCATTTTATATCTCCAATTTTATGTTTCAGAATATTTAATTCTGGGTTAAGTTTGTGTATCCAAAAAGATTCTATTTCAAGAGCTTTGTAATTACTAGTGTGAGGTTTTAGCTCTTGAAGTACCTCACACCGTACAGCATTCTGTCCGTATTTGTCAAATTCCGCTTGTAGTTTTCGATTTCTATGAATGTTTCTAACTAACTCACTTATATGGCATCCATACCTTTTCCTTAGTACACTACAAGTCATCCCAATATAGAACTTATTTGAGTTTATAAAGTATATTTTATATATGGCAGGAATATCGGGTATACCTAAATATTTACTATTCTTATGCCCAAGATTTAACTCAGTAGCTTTCTTCTTAATTATACTATTGGAACAATTAATTACCTTTTTTAGTTCCTCATAAGATTTAGAGGTCCAATTACTTATTAAGTAAGCTTCGATTTCTGGAGTCCAATTAAACTTTCCATACCTTTTTGGTTTTAAGTTCAGCTCTTTCGCTTTATTAACTACAGAAGTAGGAGAGCAGTTAAGTAGTGCTCCTAAAGCTTTATTAGAGGTACAACTCCATTTTTGTGTTAATAAATTTAAGGTCTCGTTATTCCAGATTAGTTTATTCATTTTAAGTTCGGTTAATTTAAAGTTGACAAATATTGCTTAAAAAATAAGCAACTTTATCGGCTGCTTACTTTTTCTCAATTTCTATGTATATTATATCAAATTTTAACCAATTTGTCAAATACTATTTAAGCCGGATGTTTAAATAATCTATTTTTCCTTGGTTATACGATAATACAAGACTTTGTACGGTAGAGGTCAATATCCACAGGATTACATATTAACTTAGGTATTTTAACCTCTTCTTTTAGTTCTTCCTTTTTAACCTCTTCAGCTAATACAACGCTCCAATTAAGTATTGCACTTAACATAAAGTACTTAATTATGTACATAAACAGCCTCTTTTTCTTAGGTATTTAACCTCTTTTTAGCTACACCTTACTAAGGATAGCTAAAATAATGACGGATAGTGTTAATAACGCCAATAGTTGAGTAGCTACATCATCCATTAAAA